AAACAACCAGATTGTTGTTGATATAGTTGCTCCTAATATGAATGACTTCTCTTCTGTTTTCATAACAATAGTGTTATAGAATTGAATAGATTGATTTTGAGGTATCAATCGAATGACCTTGAATGTGGGTTGTGATGCCTGGCAACCACTAACACGATAAAAATAAGAACAGGAAGGTAGTCCTCCTTTATAGCAACTGCAGTTACTGTAAAGTCCTTGCCTATTAATAACCTGCTCTTATTTGGTATCAGTGATTATTACCCAAACACCACAACATTTTAAAGAGAAGGGGACGAAGTCCCCTCTCTCTTACTTCTCGTCGAGGAACTCAACTTTGGAACCTGCAACAATGTTGTACTTGTCTGCCCACTGCTTTAGCACTGGACGAGAAGGTACAAACTTGGTAACATCTTCAACTACGATTGGCTCGAAATGGAGCATAAGATAGTTCTCATTGTTCTTTGCAGGAATGGTAAAGGCTACTACTTGTATCATAAGATTGTGGTATTATACAGGACGGGACATTCCGAACTGCAAAACTTAGCCGGGGTCTTTGAGTAAGTAGGGAATCACTCTCAAAAAATTTTCCCCTAAAAATTTTTTTTCCAGTCGGTTACAAATTCTAACCATCTTGTTGATGTCAACTTTATGGTGCAGTTTACTTGACAAATTCTATATGCTTTTGCATGCTGTATTAGGCATTACCCCAATTCTATATGTAAATGCATATTAAACAATTCGGTAAACTTCCGAGTTTGGCAGCATTTTATTACAGAGTTTGGCAAAGGGGGTTGGGGATTATTTTCCACTAAAGGGCTGATTCTGGTGAATATTTTCCACAATGCTTGTCTCAAAAGTTTACTATACTTACGACAGAATTCGTACCCGTCGAGGTATTGCATTATGCAAAAACCACATTAAAGTATCATATAGGGTATAAAATCACAGAACATTGAGAGTTATAACGGACATTACTTACTATAGTGTGGTAACAATTTTTACGTATATTTGTTACGAAATGCACAGCCTAGAACAATACCAATTTTTAAGAGTCCAAGTTAAGATGAAGAACCCTGACTGGACAGACGAGCAGATTAATGCCGAGATGGAAAAAATTATCAGTGGATATTATGACGACGATAATGAAGATTGTCTATACTGTGGAAGCTAAAAAATTTAAAGCAATGAAACTAAGAGCAACAAAAAGAAAGATGAAGCTTACCCAAAGGATCGGTATTGACTTCAAATTTGTACGTCCAGAAAATAAATTGTGGTGGGAATTGTACTTAAGTATATATTTGTACAAGTACTCAATTAGAATCACATTAGAAAAGCACTAAGATAAGATGGCCAAACTAACCAATACTACTAGCTTTAATCCGAAGCCAAAGAAGAAACGTCCAGGAATTCACGGTAAGAAAAAGTCGTCTAAGTTGAAAACTTCCAAGTTATACAAGAAGATTTCAGTTGGACAAGGGTAACAAAATCACTACATTTGTATCTGCAACCGTAAGCCAATACGATCACCCCTGAGGTAACCAAAGTAAGGGGTCAGAAGTTGGGTTCTATTTCTATCAACATAGTTAGAAAAAGTTGTCCCCAATAGTTGCAAAAATTGAATTGATATAGGATACTGGGGAGGGTTAAAACTATAGGCTGACAGAAATGTTCCTCCGAAGGCTAAAGACGGCAGTAATCTGAAGGTCAATTTTAAACACAAAAATCACCAAGGGGATAACTATGTCCAAGAATTTGACTATCTTTGATTTCAAATTGAGGACAAATGCCTACTTACATCAAAACTGGAATTTATCAACCACCTTTCACTAAAACTGATGAGGAGGCCGAGCAAGCTCTAGTGTATATTGATGAGAATGTTATCCAAGTCTTAAATGACTCTGATGACTTGATTATTCAATTTACCTATGAAGAGCTTCGAGGGATAATGGCTGTAATGGCTGCAGAGCAAGAGAAGTCACATTTGTACATTCAAGCTAGAACTAAACTTAACTAAAACTTTGAAATAATGCCAACTAGATTTATAAACGAGCTTAACTACGATAAAAAGCCGTACGATTCTTTTGATAAAAACCCAGCTAAGATTGGGTATGTAAATGATATTGCAGATATTGTTACTACTGGGGGATCTTTTTACAACTCTAATACTATTACTACTGCAGCAATCAACACAGCTTACCCAGTCCCAACCCCAACTACTGTTTATACAGAAGGAATGGGCTATGCTTCAAACACTATTGTAGTAGCTGAGCCTGGGACATATAGCTTTGACTACACAATCCAAGTGTTTAAAAACAACACAACTACTGAAGGATCTTTAACTGCATGGCTAGCTGTAAACGGAGTTAACCAAGATTACACTGCCAATACAATATCAATGGCAATTACAAATCAAATTGGGGTCCTTACTCTCCACTCTCACGTAGTAACAACTGCTCCTAACACTAGAGTTGGATTATTGTATGCTGCTAATTCAACAGATATGCAACTTAGAGCATCTGCTGCTTCAGCTCCATACCCAGCAATTGCATCAGTTACTTTAGAAGTAGATAGAATTCGATAAGATAGATGGATACTTACAACCCTAATGAACTTACTGCTGCCCCTAAGAAGGTCGATATTAGCTTGAGACAACTTGCTGATTTCGACCAGACTGGGGGTGACCGTAATAGGGTTGACAATGTAAGGGACAATCAAGTCCTAGTATCCTTATCTAAGTTCAATCGTCCAAAGACGTTTAGCTTTCGATACATCTCAGATATTCTCTTAGAGGGTAACGGGGTAACAATTGCTACAGACAAGGATGGAATAACAACTATCTCAAACTCAGGGGTTACTAAAATTATAGCTGGGACTAACATCACTATATCCCCGACAAGTGGAGTTGGGGATGTCACAATCACCTCAACAGGTGGTGGTGGCGGTGGAGTTCCATACACAGGAGCTATTGCAAATGTTGATCTTGGGGTATATAACCTTAAAGCTGATGCCTTAGAACTTTCTCAAACCCCAGTAGATACTGCTGGAGTAGGGAAAATGGTTTGGAATAATAGTGATGGAACTATTGAGTTTCAGTTAAAAGGAGGTAATGTCACTTTACAAGTTGGGCAAGAGCAAGTTGTTCGTATAGTAAACAAAGTTGGATCAAATTTACTTGAAGCAAACTATCAATGTGTTCGTGTTAGAACACAGGCAGAAGGTGGAGCAGCAGGTCAACGTTTAGCAATTAAGTTAGCACAGGCAAATACAAAGGCAAATCACACAGGAATTTTAGGGTTAGTTACTGAAACGATTAACAACAACCAAGAAGGGTTTATAACTACGTTTGGATTAGTTCGAAACATTGACACAACTGGAAATCTTCAAGGAGAAACATGGTTAGACGGAGATACATTATGGTTATCTGAAACAACTGCTGGAGGTCTTACTAATGTAGAACCGACAACGCATCCAGTTCAAATTGGTTATGTTGTCTATGCACATCAAAACAACGGAAAGATTTTCGTGTCAGTAAGTCAAGGTGTTGACGAATTAGGAGAGTTGCATAATGTGGATATCTCTTCCCCAACAAACTGGCAATTATTAAGATACAATAGTTCTACAAGCCGCTGGATTAACGATACTTTAGTAGCTTCTGTGCTTCCAAGTGGAATTGATGCCTCTAAAATTGGAGCAGGAACTGTAGATAATACAGAGTTTGGGTATCTTAATGGGGTAACATCTTCAATACAGACACAATTAAATGCAAAACAAGGTACATTAACACTTACCACTACAGGAACAAGTGGAGCAGCTACTTTGGTTGGCTCAACTTTGAACATTCCTCAATATGGAGGTGGTGGAGGAGGTGGAACTATATACAAACTAACGGCTCAGACATTAACTGCTGCAAGTTGGACTTTATCAGGAAGTTATTATACCTACACATTCTCTAATGTAAACATAACTACTAATACAAGAGTGGATTTTACACCTGACAACTCAGCATACAATGAAGTTACAACTTGTGGAATGCTTCCTGAAGTTGATGTTTCATCTGGAAGCTGTACATTTTATTCGTTATTTCCACCTCAGAGTAATATCTTAGGAGAGGTAACAATATTCCCAACAGTTTAATTATGGCATTTAACCTACCAGTACAGAATTTTTTTAACAGAACAGTAGAACCACCTGCTTGGGTAAGACCTGCAGATTGGCCTGTTATTACAGATGCTCCTAATGAAGTTCAGTTTTTAATGTCCGATATTAATGATGCATCTTGTACAGTTAGAACACAATTCACAAGAACATCAGGATCTCAAAATATTGTCATTGATTGGGGAGATGGTAACACTGATACCATTTCAGCTACTGGACAAACAGATACAACTCATCAGTATGTTGTAGGCTCAGGTACACCATGCTCAAGGGGATATACTACATTTAAGATAAGAGTCTACTTTACAGGAACTGGTGTATCTGTATTAAGTGCTTGTAGACTATTTGGTCTTTTAATTTCAGGAAATAGTAATACTCCTTTTTACAATGTAGGATTACTTGAGGCATACTATGGAGATGGAACGCAGACTTCAAGTATTGCACAGTATTATAATTCTAATACTACAAGCAGTACCTCACAAGGTAATTTTAATTATCTAGAATATGTAAAGCTACCTGCAACGGTTTCTTGGACTAGTATGGCTTCTACTTTTTCTAACTGCTTTTCTTTAGCAGTTGTTGTTATGCCTACCTCTGCAAGTTCTTTACAAGCAGTTGCCAATACATTTACTAACTGCTACAATTTAAGATCTGTAATATTTCCATCAAATTCAACAGCAATAACTTCTCTCGCTAGTGCTTTTGCTAGTTGTTATGAATTAACTTCAGTTACACTTCCTGCAACTTTAAATTCGTGTACTTCTATTCAAAGTACATTTAGTAACTGCAGAAGCTTGAAGAATTTAGTAGTCCCATCTATTAACGCTTGTACCAATCTTAGTAATATGTTTACAGGATGTACATCTTTAGAATGGGTTAAATTCACAAGTTTACCAACATTTGGAGGTACAACTGCTGTTGATGCTTCAAGCTTATTTTCAAGTTGCCGTAACCTACAGAATGTATACTTTCCAGCAACGTGTTCTTCCAATGCAAATTATAATTTCTCAACTGCATTTAATAGCTGTTCAAATCTAAAGTCTATAGTATTCCCATCAGGATTTAATCCAAACACATTAAATGTTTCACTTAATGGATGTTCAAGTTTAGTTAGATGTGTTTTCCAGTCAGGAGCATCTAACTTGACTGATATGGGAAGTTGCTTTAGTGGATGTGCTAATTTAACATCAGTTACTTTACCTAGCTCAGTTAGTGCATCTGGAATTGTTTTATCATCCACATTTATTGGCTGTTCATCTCTGAAAAGTATTACTATTCCTAGTGGCTATTTATTTACTAACTTATCTTCAACATTCAATAGTTGTCTTTCCCTACAAACAATTAACTGGACACCAGGAACTCAAAATTCATTAACTACTTTAAACGGAACTTTTACTGGATGTTTCCTCTTAACTTCAGTTACATTACCGTCAAGTATGACCGCTGTAACTGATTTAAATAGTACATTTAGTAACTGTTCATCTTTAACTTCAGCTGTATTTCCAGCAACAATGAATGCTGTTACAACTATGAGTGCAACTTTTGGGAACTGCACTTCATTAACATCTGTAACACTTCCAACAAGTATGTCTAGTTGTACTCAATTCGGTTCAACATTTAGTGTATGTAGTAACATTAGAAGTATTACAATGCCTAATACGGTGTCTACAGCTATAACATCTTTTTCTAATACATTTAATGCTTGCAATGCATTGTCAACTGTAACTCTTCCAGGTGCTGCCCAATTATCAAGTGTAAATAGTATCTCTTCTATGTTCTTTGGGTGTAGTAATTTAACAACTATAACTAATTTTGATAAGATAGGCTCTTTAACAGCAACACCTTTAGTAATTGCTACAGGTAATTTAAATGCTAGATTGACATCGATTTCTTTTGTAATGCCACTAAGTGGATTGCAACTTTCTGGATCAGGTGCTACTGCAAGAGCAGATGTTCGATCTGTAAGACTACTTAACACATCAGCAGGACAATGGACAATAACGTCTCCTCAAATCAACGTGAGTTTTACAAATATGTCTACTGCTCAATTAGTTCAACTATTTAACGATATGGCAGCACAAGGAAATGTAGTGTCAAAAACAATAAATATTACAAGTGCAACAGGTGCAGCAGGATTAACAGCGGCTGATAGATTAATAGTAACATCTAAAGGCTGGACAATAACAGGATAATATGGAAGATACATCAGGATTTTACAAGCAAAATGAAGAGGGTGAATGGATTTTTGCCCCTAACTTTGTATTCTCATCAGAATATGAATTAAGAAGAGAGTTGAAGGATACCTATACCTACCCCATAGATGGATGGAATTGGTACGATGAATGCCCAGAAGAAACAAATATTTAAAAATATGAAAAAATACTCTTACGTAGAATTAGAAAACAGGTTCAAAGAACTTGGGTATCAGTGGCCACTATTCCATATCATTGGAGTTCGTTCAAAAGCTAACGAAAAAAACAAGTTTGATGATCGTTTCTACTTGATTAAAGGCCCAATAATGTATGAGTTTACAGGAACAACTAATCCTGGGACTCACTGGCTTAAAAATTTGCTAAATCCTAAGGGAACTGCAGTCCTTAAGCCAGGACAATACGTTGATGCTTACCAATTAGGATTGCATCAAGGTAAGTATGAAGCATTAGTACAACGTAAACCTGTAACTGTGTACCGTGATGGAGACAAAGATGATTTAGCTGAGGAGCAAGGCAAAGAAGATACTGGCTTATTTGGAATTAACATCCATCGTGCTAACCCATCGGCTATTTCTAACTTTATAGATAAATGGTCTGCAGGCTGTCAAGTGTTAAATAATCCCGAACAGTTCAAAATACTGATTAGTTCTAGTAAAACATCGGGTAGAAAGGAATTTACTTATACATTATTAAGAGAATTTTAAAATGGAAAACGCTATTGTAAACAAACTCCTTGAATTTGGGCTACTTGGGATAATCTGTGTAGTAATGGGAATCGTTATTTACAAATTTTGGCAGCAAGATCGAAAGGAGAAACAGAGGTTAATCGAGAGACTTGAGAAACTTAACGACGAATTAAGAAAAGACAAATGAAAAAATGGATAAAGTCAATGTTTTCTGCTGAAGGAGATGTAAGTTACAAAAGAGTTGGGTCATTCCTAGCTCTTTTGACGTGCTTAGTCATTGCACACGTATCTACATTTACAATTTATGTATGTCCTGAGTTTATTTATGATGGCTTGCTAATCCTTTCAGGAGCTGGAATGGGATTCACAGCTGTAGAAAACGTATCAAAAGTATTCGGAAAACCAAAATCAAATGAGCAGACAGAACAGTAAAGCAATTTCCTGGCAAGGCATAGCATTTATAGCTTGTGCAATCTTAACAGTCATAGTTCTTGGCCTAGTTTCTCAATTACAGGCCAGTAAAGAAGCCAAATCTAAAGCAGATGCTAAATTAAAAGTGATATCAGATTTGTATGAGCTCAAGATTGACTCAATACAAACAATGCACATTGTAGATAGCCTAGCTTATCACGATAGTATCAACAAATACAAGATACTAGCAAATGCACACCTAATCATTAACATAAAAAAAGACAGAGATGAAGTCATTGGTCGTATTTCTAGTGCTGATAACAATGAACGTGATCAGCTATGGGCAACTTACTCCCCAAAGAATTAACTACAACGGCCAGGCCGGAGTATTCTTTACAACTAAGCAGGAAGAAACCTTGCTAAAAGCAATGGTGGACTTAGATGCTTGTAAGAAAAGTGAATTCCTGCTAAATCAAAATGTTAAATCCTATGAAATAAGATTAGCAGATAAAGATTTGGCTATCAAGACGTTAACTGACTCATATGTTAAATCGGTAGATTCGAATAAAACAAATCTTGAAAAGATTGGGACACTACAGCTAGATGTCGACAACTTAAACCTTGAGCTTGATAATACCAAAGAAGAGTTACGAACTTACAAAGCCTCAACGGGAATATTCGTACTAACAACCTCTGTATTCATTGCTACTACTATCATTGCAGTGTTTAAATAAAAAGTTTGCTTATATAAGACTATTTGTTATACATTTGCACAAAGCAAATCAAAACAAATGGAAAAATTAAATTTCGAACCAACACGTGACTGGTTGGTAGTCCCAAAGCCGGACAAAAAAGTTACAGATGCAGGTATCATCTTATCAGATCGTTCAGCATCACAATTACGTTCTAACGTACTTCCAGTATTAGCTGCAGGTCCAGATTGCAAATGCAAAGTTGGGGATGTAGTTTACATTCATCCGTCTAGTGATGGAGTAATCGTTGAGTTAAATGACTCAGAGTACGTTATGATTAACGAATCAATGGCAGTTCTTGGAATAGTAAAATGACAGGAACAGTTACAATGACCATAGAAGACTATGAGACATTGAAACTAGGTGCCCAAGCCTCAAAAATAGAAAGAACAGGATTACTGAAAGCTGCAAAAGAGCTTGAGGTATTCCTGACTTTCTTAATTACAAGAGAAAACATTGACGAGCATCTAGATGAATTCAACTCATACTCCACAACATGCAAAGTTCGTATCGTTGATGGTCGAGCTAAGATTGAGCTTTTAGATAACGGAAAACAAATAGAAGAAGATGAGGAAGATTAACATCAAAACAAATAACACTCTTAAATTCCTCCAAGTGTTTAACGGAATTCTAGAACTTACAGACACTGAGCTGAGAGTTCTAGCTAACCTAATTGACTTGAGTGAAACTGTAAACCTATGCTCTCCTGCTAACAAAAAGAAAGTAGCAGATGCAATGGAAATCAAAGATCACAACACGTTAAACAATTACGTTAAACGATTGAAGGATAAGAAAGCTATCGTACAGACAGCAAATGGGTATGCCTTGGCCCCTCTACTTAAGAAAGAACCAGTGCAAATTAACATACTCCCACAATGATTACACTAAACTCAAACAAAGTAATTACATACTTTTACATGGAGGGTATGTGTTTATCAGTTGTGCAGGATGGAAAAGGTAACGTAGTATTATTGCAATTAACAGAAGTTCCAAATGAGTAAATTACCATCAAGACTTAAAATGCTGGCTAACTTTACAGTAGCAGTAATCAAGCATGCAGCTTCAGGAATGAAACCTGTAACTGAAGCACAGTTCTTAGAAAGAATGGATGCATGCAACACATGCCCAAACTTAGTTTTAGACGAAAAGAAGGACGGACGTTGCAGTCTGTGTGGATGTTGGGTAGAATCTAAAGGTGCTTGGCAAAGCCAGAACTGTCCAGACACACCATCTAGATGGCCAAGAATTAAAGTTGGGGAAAATGGGAAACCTTTAAAATTGAAAAATGAAAGAAAAGACGATAATCCAGAAGCTGGCAACTAAGTACAATCTTCCTCTTACAAAAGTAGAAGATATGGTGTACCACCAATTTAAGTATGCTGCTAAGATTATCAAACTTGGTGATTTTGAAACAATTAGGCTCCCATATTTTGGAAAATTTCATGCAAAGAAGTCTAGAATTGCCCACATAAACGAACTAAAAAGAAGGAAGAATGAAAGACTTGCTAACGGTAAATAATAACATGGTCATACCATCAGTGTATGCCCTGACAATCCCTGAATTTGAGAAGCTATCCATCAAAGAGCTAAGCTTTATCTACTTCTTTGTGGACCACAGATCTAGTTATGCAGCATATGACGATGAAGAACGTCAAGAAGTTTTGATGAAAGACTTAGGGGTGAAGATAACCCCTAAATTAACAGCCGGAGTAGACAAGTACAAGGAACTATCTGATACTCATGCTACTAAACTTCTTAAATCTGCACGTTTGTCTGTGAACAAACTAGAAAACTACTTTAAAACAATTGACCTTACAGCTCTGGATGAAAATGGAAAGTTAGTATACCAAGCAAAAGACCTTCTATCAAATCTATCAAAGGTTGGAGAGGTAATCGAAGGCCTAGATAGACTAGAAGAGTTGATTCAAAAGCAACAAGCCAAGGATAGTCCAAACAGAGCAGGAGTAAAAACTAATAAGTACAGTGAGTAAGCTTAAAGACACACATTTATTTGCCCCAGCTGCAGCTCATTACATTGAGTACGGCTTTTATACTGATGCTCTTCCAGGTACAAAACAGTACTATGAGTATTGGGATGAAGAGCAGAATAGATGCATGCATGGATATGAAGTTAATGGGGTAAAAATTTCTGGATTTCACTATTTTTACTTAAATTATTGTCCAATAGATAGGATTATAGATGAAGAACAACCTGATGGTGAAATTATCTCACGACGTGATAGAAGCTTCCCAGCATTTTATGACGGTGACTTCGAATACTTTAACTCGGTTGATAGAGCACGTAGAGAAAACAAACATCTCGTGGTTCTCAAGGCTCGTCGAAAAGGATTCTCCTACAAAGCTGCAGCTATGCTTTGCCGTAACTACTTCCATATTAGGAATTCTAAGAATTTTGTATTTGCTTCTGACAAGCAATACTTAACTGGAGATGGAATGCTGTCAAAAGCTTGGGACATTGTCTCATTCATAGATGACAACACAGCTTGGACTCAGCCTCGACTTATCGACAGAGAAATGCACAAGCAATCTGGGTACAAAAAGAATGTAAACGGAGCCGACGTAACTTTAGGGTTTAAATCACAGATTATCGGTGTCAGCTTGAAAGATGATCCAGATAAAATCCGTGGTAAAGCAGGTGAATTAATCTTTTTCGAAGAAGCAGGATCTTTTGCAGGCTTATTAAAAGCTTGGGAGGTAGCCATGCCTACGATGAGACAAGGGTCAAAGACACTTGGGACAATGATTGCATTTGGAACAGGTGGAGAAGAAGGCCCAGGCTTTGAAGGTATGGAGGAATTATTTTATCACCCTGAAGCTTATGACTGCCTTGGATTTGAAAACGATTGGGATGCTGGGGCCATGGGAACTACTTGTGGTTACTTTGTTCCTATCTACAAAAACTTAGATGGATTTATTGACGAGAATGGTAACAGCTTAGTCGAAGAAGCAATTGCTTACGAAGAAGCTCAAAGAGAAAAGAAGAAGAAAGGTAATGACCCAAAAGCTTTTGACCAGTACATTGCAGAGATGCCGTTCACCCCACAAGAAGCTACATTACAAGTTACTGCAAATACCTTCGACGTATCATCTTTAAAAGAACAGTACAACAGAGTAATTGCTAACGATCTTCAGAAAATTGGGGTAGCAGGTGAGATGTATTACGATAGTAAAGGTAAAGTTAGCTTCAGACCTGACTTCAACCTTAAACCTATTGTTAAATTCCCACACAGAAAGGATGACAATTTAACCGGGGCCATAGTTATCTACGAACCTCCATTTAAAACAGAAGTAGAAGATATTACCCCAAAGAACTTATACATAATTTGCCATGACCCGTATGCACAAGGAAAGTCAGCATCAGCTACATCTCTCGGTGCTGCTTATGTTATCAAAGTCCCGAACAACATTTCTAAGCCTGATGATATCATTGTGGCTTCGTATGTCGGAAGGCCTCAGACCCAAGATGACTACAATAGAAATCTATTTATGCTGGCTGAATACTACAATGCAAAGATTGGATTTGAGAATGACCGAGGAGAAGTTATTGCCTATGCAAAACGATTTAGAAAAATGCATATGCTACAGGAAGAGTTCGAAATGCTGGATAAGAGAGATCTTAGAAGTAAGACAGTAAAACGACAGTACGGTATGCACATGACTGAGCAAAGAAAAGCTCAAGGTGAATTGTATATCAGAGACTGGTTAGTTAGTGGTAGAGGGGTAAACGAAGATGGAGACGTAACTCTAAATATGCACAAGATTTATGACCCAGCACTTTTACTAGAGTTAATCAAATTTAACAGACAGGGCAACTTTGACCGTGCCATGGCATTCATGATTGGGATGTATCACACACGAGAGTTATATAATAAGGAACTCAAGTTTGATGACCATGACAACTCAAAAAATGACTGGTTTGACAAAAACTACGGTTAATACTGAGTGAGATATAATAAATAATCAACTAAAAATCATTATCTTTATACCCGTAAGTAAAACGACACTAATTTTGTATTAATGTACGGACAAGCCCATATCCCAAAACAACGAATCCCATTGTCTCAAAAAAATGAGGCTTGGCAGAAATCATGTGTAGATGCATTTATCAATCTTTCTAAGTTTGGTATTAGTGAACGTCGTACATATCTTAAATCTCTTTACGATTATTACAATGGTGTAATTGATGAAGAAGATTACAACTACGTACTTAAACCTTACGGAAAAACTAGAAAGAATTTCCCGTCAAAGCTACGTAACTATCCTATCATCAAGCCAGTTATCGATTTATTGTTAGGGGAAAAATCTAAACGTCCATTAGAGTTCACTGTTACGGTGCAAAACTCTGATTCAATTAGCATCAAAGAAGAGACACTTAAAAACTTAATGCTTACAAACATTAAAGCAAAGTTCTTAAGTGAGTTAGCTAAGCAAGGCCAATTGCCTGAAGGAATGGAAGCTGAAGAGCCGCCACTCCCAAAACAAATACAAGAAGAATTCAATAGAAGTTATGTAGACTCTAGAGCAATCAGAGGGCAGGCTGCTCTAAACTACATTATGTACTTCACAGAGTTTTACGACAAATTACAAAAGCAATTCTTCCACTTCTTAGTAACTGGGGAATGCTACTCACACAAAGGGGTACGTCGTAACGAACCTTTCTACGAAGTTATTAACCCATTAGATGTCGACTTTGATAAAGATCCAGACATTGACTTCGTAGAAGATGGTGACTGGGCTATTCTTAGAAAGTATGCACATGCTTCTACAATCATAGACAATCTAGGAGACTTTTTAACTGACGATCAAATTCTTCAATTAGAAACTCCAACACATACAGCAGCACAGGCTTACTTACTTTACCGTGCAGAAGCAGCTGGAGCCGATGACAACATTTATCGTAACCGACTTGTAGAAGTTGTAACAGTTTATTGGAAATCAAGAAAGAGAGTTGGGTTTGTTGTTTACAATGATCCTAACACTGGTAATCAAGAAACATTCGATATAGAAGAAGATTACAAAATGCCAAAAGAGTTAAAAGATCTTGGGGCTAAAATCGAATGGGAGTGGGTTAACGAAGTTTGGGAGGGTACACGTATCGACGGTCTTTACTACATTAAGATGAGACCTTACGTTAACCAAAGAAACAGTTTAGACAACCCATCAATTTGCAAACTTCCAATTAACGGAAGAAAATACTCAGACATCAACTCACAGAACGTGTCGTTGATCAGCCTTGGTATTCCATATCAGCTTAATTATAACATCTATAAGTACCGTCTTGAATTAGCAATTGCTAGAAGTAAAGATATCGTAGCTCAGTTTGATATTAACATGATCCCTAAAAACTGGGACATGGATAAGTTTATGCACTATGTAGAAGGTACAGGTATTGCTTGGGTTGACTATAACAAAGAAGGAATTCAATTGTCTCCTCAACACCAGTCAGTATTAGATATGTCAATTAAGACCATATCACAATACTTAACTCTCCTTGAATCTATCATGTTAGAATGGGAAAAACTTTCCGGGGTAACAAGACAGAGACAAGGGCAAATGGGAACTTATGAAGGAAAAGCCACATCCCAGCAATCCATTGTTCAATCTTCTCACATTACTGAAGACATCTTCAGGAAGTTTTCTAACTTTGAGCAGAGAGAACTACAAGGTCTACTTGACTATTCGAAAGAAGCTTGGCTTAACGGTAAAAAAGCAACGTACGTAATGCCTGATGGTTCATTTGATGAGCTAGACATTGATCCAATCACACACATGGAAAGTGAGTATGGAATCTTTGTATCTGATGCAGGTAAAGACATTGATAAGAAACAAAAGATTGAAGGACTTGCTCAAGCAGCAGTTCAAAATGGTCTTCCACTTTCTGCAGCAATTGCTATGTACGAATCAGATAGCTTGAGCCAAATTAAAGATAAAATTGTTCAAGCTGAGAAAGCTCAAGAGCAACTTAAGCAAGCACAAGACCAAGCTATGCAACAGCAAGAGCAGGCTAAACTTCAAGTTCAGCAACAAGCTATTCAACAAGCAGCTTTAGATAAAGAAAAAGATCGTCAACTTCAAATTGAAGTAGCATTAATTGCAGCTGAGTCTAAAGACAAAGATTCTAGTGCAAGTCTTGAAAAGATGATGCAAGATTTCCAATTAAAACAACAAGAGCTAGCTCTAAAAGAAAGAGACTTAGAAATTAAAGCTAACTCACAAAATCAACAGTAATGAAATACATGGACAAAGTAGCCTCAGCTAAAGGTAAAGTAACCGTACCTGGGTTAGTAGTAGAATTGCTAGATGCAACACTTAAATTTCACATCTTACACTTAACAATCACAGGTCCAAATTCTTATGCTGCTCACAAAGCACTTAACGAATTGTATGATGCATTACCTGACCATGCAGACACAATTGCAGAAGGCTATCAAGGAGCAACTGGAGAAATTCCAAAGTATCCTGCAGATATGCCCTCGTACGTGTGTGCACCTGCAATGTCAAATGTTAAAGAAGCAATTAGCTACATCGAAGAACTTCATTCTAAAATCTGTAAGTTACAAGACACTATAACTTATTCAGAAATCATAAACGACTTAGACACCATCAAGTCTACTTTAAACTCAGCTAAGTATAAGCTTAAATTCTTGTCATAAATCTTATGGATAACGCTACTAGGAGGGAGCTTCTGTATAAAGCAAGAGCTGCTGGATATCCTGGCAGTATCTTAGATGTCTATGCTAATTATGCACAAGGCAGAGATTTAATTGCTGAATTTCAACAGCAACAACAACTGCAGCAGGCGCAGCAGATGTCTGATATGGCTGCACAACAAGTTGGGATGCAAATGCCTCAACAGCAAATGCAACAACCTCAGCAACAGATGCAACCACAAATGCCTGTTGTTCCGAGCTCCCCAACTCCGGCCCCTAACTTTACTCCTCCTCAGCCCCCTGCTCCAATTGGAGTTCAATCACAAGACACTTCAGTAGGAATCGTATCAGGGCAATCAGGGCCTAATCAAGGCAGAGCTATATTTGCTACTGGTGGATTTACTGAAGAAGATCCAATTAAAGATCTTTATGCTGCTTATAATAAAAAGAAGTTAGAAAAAATAACAGATCCTAGAACAGGTAAACTTCTTCCTACAAATGATCCAAGAGCTCAATCTTTATTAAGAGAAACTTTTGAAGGAAATGCTCCAGCAGATAGAAAAACTCCTTATACAAGAGCAGAAATGCAACGGGAGCAAAATAAAATAGACGTGGGGTATCCAATAGGTGCTGGTCAAAATGATATGTTCACTAATTATTTTCCAAACGAAGCTAAAAATTTGGGAATAAAAGGACTTTTTGAACCTACACATTTTGTTGATTTTAATGGAAAAGCAACTAAAAACCCAAACTACTGGAAAGGAAACTTAACAGAAGACGGAAAAGAATGGTTAGAATTAACTAAATCTAAATTTGGAATAGATCCTGCAGTTTTAGGGTATTACTCTGATACAGAAGGTAAAACCATGGCAGATTATGCTCCAGAACTTTTAGTAGAATCTGAAAAATATTCAAAACAGCCAATTATTTCTGTTGGAAAATTTGGAAACCAACTAACATGGGCTCCAAGGAAAGGGGATATAATGACTAAGAAAAATGTAGCCGACGAAGAAGGGCAACTTAGAGTCGTAGGAGCAACTAATATGTCAGGAGTAGATATACCTAAAAAGAAAAAAGCTACAGGAGGTTTTAGTGGTGAAGGTCCTGGATGTCCTGATGGATACTTTAAAGATAAAGAAGGCAATTGTGTTCCATTAATGCAACCTTCAGACTCTAGAGGAGAAGAATATTATGCCGACTCTAAAAACGAGGGATGGAACTTTCCAAAGTCTCCTGGATGTTTTAATTATGATTGTGGAGAAGTAGGATATAAAGAATATCCTAGATATGCAGCTAACAATATTACTTATTACGGAAAAGTATTATCAAGAGGTAAAGAGGGGCTTGACTATAGTGGGTCTGATACAGCTGCAGCAAGTGATGAAAAACTTATAAATCAGTATCTAGATCAGACCGACACCAAAGCCAAACAAATACCTTATCCAGGTGTGCAAGGTGCATTTACAACTGTAACTACAGAAACAGCTGAAGAAAGAGCACAAAGAGCTAAAACTGTAGATGTAGCTAAGATTAGAGAAGATTCAAGACGCCATCATCAAAATTCTTTTGCAGAAAATGTTACAAACTTTGCAAAATTTAATAGGTACGGTGAGCAAAAACCATTAACTTTTGAAGAGTTTAATAATTTGACAAAAGGGTATGCTCACGAATATTTATTTGAAAGTGATGCATCTGCAGAAAATAAAAAAGCAGTTGCTGCTACTATAGAACCAAAAAGCTATGAAGCTTATATTGCAAATGCTCTTGCTTTTAAACCTCAAAAAGAACAATTACTAAAAAAGAATGTAGCTGATGAAGAAGGAGGGCTTAGAGTATTTGGAGAGAATGTTACTGGAAAATCTGAGATAACAATTAAAAAAGAAAAACCATATTCTAAACTTTCAGAAGAAGAACGTGCAAAAGCAGATGAAGAAGAAGAGTATAGAAAAATGGAGAGAGATAACTACTATCGTGAAGCTAAAACAAAGTACAGAAAGAAGCAGCAAGATTTACAAGAAAATAAAAAATTAGGAGGAGTTAAATGTTACACTTGTGTAGGCAGAAAACGACGAGTGTGATATAATAAAGCAAAGTATAAAAATAAAATTTATGCTTTTTGATTGAAAACAAGTAATAACTTTGTATCTATGAGTAAACCAAACGACAAATTAGATTTCTCAGACATCACTTTCGACGACTTTATTGGTGATGGTCTTGAGGCAGCTGATCCAAAAGAGGATAAAGCTGAAAACATTGAAAATGATGACGATCTTGAAGATCAAGATGACGACATCGAAGATAATAACAATGATGATGAAGATGATGAGGACAATGATCCTGCACCTCGTAAATCGTCTACTAGGAAAGGAGTCTTTGATGACTCTGATGATGAAGTAGATGATGATGACATTGAGGATGACGGTGAAGGTTCTATCACAGATTCAATTGCAAAAGCTTTAGGCTACGAATTAGAAAAAGAATATGCTGATACTGAAGAAGGATTAGCAGAGTTCACTAAAGATGTAGCTAAAGAGATTGCTGAGGATCAACTTCAAGCATTGTTTGAGCAGTTCCCAACTGTGCAGAAACATCTTGACTATGTTCTTGCTGGTGGAGACCCTGACAAATTCTTTCAGACTTACAATCCTTCATTGGATTACGGTCAGATTCAAATTGACAGAGATGACGCTAGAACTCAAAAAGGATTCTTAACTGAGTACTTGAGAGAAAAAGGACACGATGATGATTTCATCAAAGATATGATTGAGGATTATGAAGACTCTGGCAAATTATACGACAGAGCTTTAAATGCTCAAAAACATCTTGCAGCTGGTCAAGCTAGAGAAAGAGAAGAGATTGTAGCTCGTCAAAGAGAGATGCAAAAGCAACAAGAAAAACAAACTGAAGAGTTTTGGGAGAGTGTTGCTACTACAATTGAACAAGGAAAAGAATTTGCTGGGATTAAAATTCCAGATCGTGAAAAAGCAAAATTCTTTGACTACATCTCTAAGCCTATGGATAAGCAAGGTCGTACCCAAAGAGATATGGACTATGCTTCTGCAGAAATGGATGCTAAATTAGCATTGGACTACTTGATGTATAAGAAGCTTCAGTTGAGTGATATTATCTCAACTAAAGTTAAATCAGCAAGTGCTCAAAACTTAAGACAAAAAATTCAAAGCAATCAAGAAAGAGTAAAGAATTTCGGAAAGGCTGAGAAAGGAAAAATAAAAACATTTGATCCAGACCAACTGGATGTAAAGAGGCTGTTTGAAAAATAACGCAAATTAACTTTAAAAACTAAGAATCATGTCAGTAATGCAAGTTTTAAAGACGTACTATAACGATAGTCAGATGACCGACACTAACTCGTTGGTTAATGCACTTATGGAACGTCCAGAGGAGTTATCTCCTATTATCACTCACTTAGCAGGTCGTGAAGAGAAAAAGTTCCCATTGTCTTTCTTAACAGAAGGTGTTGGAAACACTAAATCTATCGATCGTTTCGAGTATGAGTACCGTGTTAAAACACACGAAATTAATGTTCGTCCTGTTGTTGTAGGATTGGGTGCAGCTGCTGGTGCAGGTGGAGCTCCTTTCTACTTAACTTTCCCAGACAAATGGTTCGTATTCCCTTACACTCTTGTTTCTCAATCAGGTGTATTGGCACGTATCATGGCTGAGCCAGTTGCAGACGGTGCAGGTTGGAAGTATACTTTGAAAATTGTATCTCCTGACACTGCTAACGTTCCTGCTGCTGACGTAGCTGCTGGTGCTCTTTGGGGTCAATTGTATGCTAACGTAGGTGTAGATTTCTCTCGTGGAAATGCTTCTAACTGGACTGCTCCAGGTTTAGTTCGTTCTAAGATTGGAACTATCCGTAAGTCTTACCACTTCTCTGGAAATGCTAAAGATTACGTTGCACAATTCGAACTTCCTTTGAAAGAAGGTAGCAAGACTAAGTTGTGGATGGATTACGAAGAGTACCGTCACATGTTGAAGTTCAAAGAAGAGTGTGAAATGTACTACTGGTACGGTCAAAAAACTCACGATGCATCTGGTACTTCTACCATGTTGGATGAGAATGGTCAACCAGTTATTTCAGGTCCTGGTCTTCTTGAGCAAATCATCAACAAAGACACTTACTCTACGTTGACTCAAACTAAACTTGAAGAAACAATTGGAGATTTGTTCTATGGTATGACTGATGCTACAGACAAGCAAGTTACCCTTTACACTGGTATTGGTGGAGCTCGTGAGTTTGACAAAGCTCTTAAGTCTTACTATGGTGCTAATTCTTTCCTACAAACAACTCAACCATACTTCATCACTGGATCTGGTCGTAACTTGGGAATCACCGGTTACTTCACTAGCTACCAACACGTTGATGGGTACTCAGTGAATGTAGTTAAGTCTCACTTGTTTGATCATGGTCCTGTTGCTCAAGCTTCTCAAAAGCACCCAGTATCAGGTCTTCCACTTGAATCTTACCGTATGGTATTCGTTGACCAATCAACTTATGACGGAGAAAACAACTTGCAAATGATCAATAAAAAAGGTCGTGAGTTACTTCGTTGGTGTGTTGCTGGTTCAGTAGTTCCAAAAGGATTTACTGCTAACGATAGCCGTGCTAGTGATATAGACGGTGCATCTGTTCATATGCTTAAGACTGCTGGTATCTTACTTCGTCGTTTCGATACAAGCTTAGATCTTAAGTGTATTGCATCGTAATTTGTGTTTGGTTTGCACTAAAAAAGGGGCAGGTTCTGCCTGCTCCTTTTTATCTTAATATAAAAGCATGTTAGGTTATTCTTTCCCCTAACGATAAAGAAAAAAGAACAACAAATGAAAACAGTTATTATTAGAAGACAGGAGGTATTAAATCACCTCCCAAAAGAGATCCGAGCAGGAGCAAAGATCAAAATCGGTTCAATTTATGTGAACCGTCAGCCACTCAAAGGATTGGATGGAGAAGAAGAAAACAAAATTCTCTCAAAAGTAATTGATGTACCACCTGGACATGAGAAATGGCCAGAGAAGACCAAAGACTTCTGGGCAAGTTTAAACTTAAAAGTTCCTTTCGAGGGAGTTGAGTTAAACATTGCAACAGATGAAAATGGAATGCCGGAGAATGTAATGGATTTTATTCATTACCAATGGTGTAAAAAGCATAGACAAGTGGCAGCAAATGAGGAAGAGATGAAAAGCAACTCTGAAAAGAAGTTCTACATCTACGATCCAGCTAAAGACTTGTTGAAGAAACATGCTAGAGTCCAAGTTAAAAAGGATGCTGATAAGGAATTTATCAAGCTTACTGGAAACTTCGACAAGATGAGAGCAATTACAAGAGTATTAACTTCAGGAGATCCTTCAAGATTGTCTGAAATTGAACTCGAAAACAATTTGTACGAGCTTAAAGAAGCTAGTCCAGAAAGATTCTTACGTTATGCTTTAGATGCAGATCTAGAACTACGTGCAGAAATTGAAGAAATGGTTGAACACTCTGTTCTTAGAAGAATCGGAAATCAAGTTATCTTTGAAGACGAGACTTTGGGAGAGGACATTAAGGATACAATCATCTACTTCAAAAACAAGAAGAACTCTGGAGCAGTGAATACTATGAGAGCTCGTTTGAAAGAAGTACAACACTAAAACTAACTAGTCAATGACTGTTAACGAAATGCATATAGCTGTCAACCAAGGGGTGCAAAAAATTGCATCCTTCCAGGTTGACAACTTGTTACCTCAGGAGATAGACCATGAGTTAAACCTTGCTATGATGAGATTCATTAAGCAAAGATTCAACTATACGTCTAATCGTTTGGGGAAAGGTTTCGAGCAGTCACAGAAAAGAATAGACGATCTTCGTAACTTATTAGTAGAAAACTCAGGTGCTACTACAAGTGAAGGTCTTGTCTATACTTCAAATTATTCAAATGTCTATGTGGATCGGTATACCTTTCCACTAGACTATTTGTTTTTAGTATCAGTAAGAGCTGAGGTTTATTATACTTGCAATGTAAACATTAATAGCTTAATAGTCCCAGTATCAAATACTGTAAGTGGTGTTAGAATTGATTTAACTCCTCCTGCACCTGGTTATGTATTAACTACCTTCGACAGATGGAGCAGTTCAATGGGAGATTGGGAAGGAATCATGAATCTTCCTATCGGGGAAACCATTACAACAGACCAATTGTACGATAGCAACAACTATAACTTCGGTATAAGACCTGCAATGTCTTTCCCAGAAGGCACAGCTGGAGCTACTTCACAACAAAACCCATACTTAGATAGCAACCAAGTTTATTTAACTAATACTTCTTGGGATGGAACAGTTTGGGGAAGTGGAAATCCTGTTTCAGTACAATCAACTTGGATACTGCCAGGTGATATGTCTAGTGCAATTTATGTGCAACATTCTGTAACTGAAACAATTACTAAGACAACTAGAACGTATCCAACAGGAAGCTATAGAATAAGCTTAGCTTCATTTGGACAACATGACGATATTCTGTATATGATGGACGATCCATTCAATAGAGCTTGGTACAAAGAGCCAACATATACAATTGAAGAGAATTACATCGATGTTTACACCGATCAAGAATTTGTAGTACCGAGTGTTAAAATAAAATACATTCGGAAACCTGTAGAAATCTCATATACTAATGGAGTAGGTTGTGAATTAGCTGTTCACACTCACCATGAAATAGTTGAGATGACTGTAAAAAGTATACTGGAAGGTATTCAAGACCCAAGGTATCAAACTCAAACAATGGAAACATTCGAGAGTGAATAATTAAATAATGTGTTTAACGCCTAAAACTTAAAACAAAATGGCACCTCAAAATCTAAATCAAGTATTCATCGCTAACAACGTTGACATGCTTGCTACTACTACCTTCAGTAACAATGCTGCAGTGACTGCATCAAACGTTAACGTATGGGACGTAGATGCTGGAACTAACTTCTCTGCAACAACTAATATGATGGGCAGAAAGAGAATCCAAATCACTCAAACAATGCCTAGTGGAAACTGTATTGCTTCTCCTATCATTGACACTAAAGACATCAAACGTATCAACTACCGTGAGTGGACTTCTGTAGTTCCTAACGTACAAGTTCAAACAGTAACTTGGTCAGGGTTGCCTACTGCATCTAAAGCTGTAATGGTTCGTATTGCACTTCGTACTGCACCTACCGATTACAACAGTTTTGCTGCTCCTACTGCTGCTGGTAACGATCTTTCTGGTGGTGGCTACACTTTCCCATTGGTTGGTAACTTTGCTGCTGGTCGTATGATCTTCAACATTGAAGTACCTGCTGGAACTTATGCTGACACTACTGCTTTTGGTAACTACGTTAGAAATGCAATTGCTGCTAACCCAACTTTGAATGCAATTTTTGCTACAAGTGGTACTAGCACTTTAGTTCTTACTGCTCGTCACTACGGAGTTGATTTTGATTTGACTGTTCAGTATTCTGACGGATCTACTAACAACTTTGTTACTAGCATTGTTGCTACTATGGCTGCTGCTGCAGCTGCTTCTAATTACATCGTAGCTCTAGGAGACGAGAAAAAGCAACGTGCTCGTTACGGAAACTTCAACCGTATGTACTTTCCATTTGCATTCCCTGAGTTTGCTCAACCTGGGTTTAAGTACGATGTGATTGAAATCCAATATGCTCACAACTGGCCATCATCTACAGGTATTGCTCGTGCAGGTGAGTTGAACACTATTCGTATCTATGCTGGTACTGGGTCTACTGCATTATCTTATGCTGGAGCTTCTACTGGTAGTGAGTTAGCATTTGTATTCGGTTACACTGGTGGTACTGATTCTGAACAATTGTTCTAATCTAGAAATCTATTTTTAAAAGTAGGGGAGTCAAATCCCCTACTTTTTATTATCTTTACATTCAAATTAACTTCAATGGCTATTACTTCCATTACCAGTGTTTCAATCTCTGCTGACTGCAAAACATTAACTGCAGTATTTGAAGGACAACCTACTCCTGCAAATTTTACTAATGAGATTACCACTACTACTTTTAATTCAACTACTGTTGGTACGTTAACTAACACAAGTGGTACAACATGGCAATGGGTAGTTACATCAATTCAAGCCAATGAAACCTTTACTGGAGTTATTACAATTGATTCTTTAAACGGATCATCCGTTAGCATTGAAAAATATTCAGTAGGAACCTGTGAGCTAGACTGCTGCATAGCAAATCTAGTAAATGATGCAATTAATTGCACATGTGAATGTGATCGTTGTGATGAGGATCTGCATAGAGCAGAAAAAGTTCACTTACTTGCAGAGTCTGCTAAGTATAGTGCAATTAACAACAATGTAACTGATGCAATTAATAAATACACCAAAGCCAAAGAATTCTGTACAGAAGTTTGTGCTTGTGGATGTTAAACAGGAAATATGGGGTACGTTCCAAATAGAATAAATAATGTAACGTTCGACCAGATGTTGAGCACTTTAGGTCAATGTCTTGACACTAAAGGTACTGGCTTCTACAACAAAATTGTAGGAGGTATGAAATGCTCAACCTTAGAGCTTAAAAAACTAGAATTAGTTCTTTATCTTCTAAACAGAAAAGATGCAACGTCATCTTTAGATTGTATATTTAATGGGGCTACAATGCCAGGAGTATCTTACACAGGTACTGTAACTCCATCAGGCACTACTCCATACATTCAAACATTTGTAAATTACTTTACACTTAATTTTTGTAAAGATTGTATTACATCAAATTCAACTGCAACAACACCTGTAGTAGATACTACACCGTATTTATTGCTAGAAGATTTGAGCTATATTTACCTAGAAGACTCTTCAAAAATAAAATTAGAATAACATGTCATTACCTATAAGTTCTCTTACATTAATTGCTAAAACAAGCATAGGAGCTACTCACTATCTTCCTTTAGCAGACGGAACAGCAGCTAACTATAAGCTGTTAATTCAAGATTTGTTCCCTGCAATGAATACATTAGGGGCATCTAGTGAATCATTATTTGTAAGTGTGACAAATAAGAACACTTTGAATTTCAAAGGTATCAAGTCTTTAGATAACTTGTTAACAGTAACAACTGCAAGTAATAATATTACATTGCAAGTAAACCCTGCTAATATTGATTTATCTCTTTGTGATAATTCTACATCAGGATTTATTACAGGTCCTGTAAGCTTAACCAGTGGAATCTCAGGAACATTGCCTGTTGCTAATGGTGGTACAGGCCTTGCTACTTTAACAGCTAACAGCTTATATGTAGGTAACGGAACATCAGCTTTAACAGCATTAGGTGCTGCAACTAACGGTCAAATCCCAATTGGTCGTACAGGTTTGTCTCCAGTACTTGCAACATTAACTGCAGGAACTAACGTAACAGTTACAAACGGTTCTGGTTCTATTACAATTGCTGCAAGCTTAACAACTCTTACTCAAAACTTAAATGGAGCTGGGTATAATATCTACGGTCTTGGATGGTTAAGTGGTGATGGTCAAAATGAAGGTATTGCAGTTAACTCTGCAGGTAAAGTATTTGTAGGATCTTCAACTCCAACTGCATTCTACAATTATGACTTAAATGTAAATAATGGAATTGGGTTAAATGGGTCTATATCTCAAAATATTACAATGAGTAGTAGTGCAACACCAGGGTGGCTAACTGTTACGGGGTCACAAGCTATAGTAACTAATGTAGCTGGAGGTAATATAAGTATTGATGGTGGTACTGCTACTGGTACAGGAGCAGGTGGAGGACTTTTCTTTCAAGGTGGGGCTAATATATCTGGATCTGGATCTGGAGGTCCAGCATGGTTAAAAGGTGGCAATGCTGATGCAGGACCTGGAGGTACAGCATTAATAGCTGGAGGAGCTTCTACATCAGGAGCTGGAGGAACTGTATCTATCACTGCAGGGGCTGGAGTTACCGTAGGTGGAACTGTAGCTATTACTGCAACTGGAGCAGTACAGGGAGGTCCAGTTAATATAACAGCTGGTTCTGCAACAACAGGTACAGCAGGAAGTGTTAATATAACCCCTGGTAAAAGCACCTCTGGAGCAGACGGTAAAACAGTAATTAATGTACCAGTTGGATCTACTACTGCTCCATTAGTTAACTTTACAGGAATCTCAGGAGCAGCCTCGGCTAACTCCTTCTCAACCTCGACTGCATCAGCTTCAGCTAAAACTGGAGCAATTAAAATTCAAATTAACGGAGTAGACCACTGGATCAGAGTGTATGCTACCGCTGAATAATAAATAAGTAAAAACCAAACAAACAAATAGTTATGAACGTAGTTGAACAAGAAAAGAGATACGGTGTGAACATCACCGCTACTCGTCGTGAGTTTTTAGAAATGTACAAAGTATTACATGAAACTCGTGGAGAAAAAGGAGTTAAGTATGCAATGATTGTCCTAAAGAATTGTGACGTCATTAAAAAAGAACTTGACTTTTTAGAAGCTAAAGCTGCTCCTACTGAAGCATTTATTGAGTTGTCAAGAAAAGCTCAAGAATTTATGCAAGCTGAAAACGAAGAAGGTTTGAAAGCAATGGAGGCAGAACACATGGATGAAATTAATGCTCGTAAGCAACAGATAGCAGATGTAAACATTGAACTTGACCAAGAGGTAACTCTAGAACTCAAGATGATTAATGAAAAACTTCTCCCTGAAAGCTTATCAGCAGATCAGATAGAAACTTTAATTAAAATAATTAACTAACATGAGCTATAATAGTGGTGTAGAAGTATTGTTAAACGATGGTTTAAATAACCAACGTAAAAAAGCACAATTTTACAATATAGAAGATGCAGGTGCTGAAACTTTAAACGTTGCAGTAAACAGCATTTCATTTTCTAATGTTGGAACAGTTGCAATTACATTAAATGGATACGAAATTCCTGTAGGATCAACTGTAAGTTTTGATGCAGGGGGTGCTGAAAACAGATTTCCAGCAGGAACTTTTGAATTCGATACTACTGGTGGAAAATTATTAATTGCTTATACTTGGTAATATGGGAACAATAATTACAAATACACCGACTGGTGGTAGTGAGTACCCAATAAAATTGGCAAGAAGTTTTTCTGGAACTGAAATCACAGGTCAAACACTTACTATTTCTGATAGTTTATATATTCCAGCTAATACCATTGCCGCAAAAGAATTTGTTTTACAAATTAATGCAACTTTATACAGAACATTTTCTGGAGTGGGAGGTACTGTTCTTGGTTGGTTATATTTAAACACTACAAATAGTTTAACAGGAGCAACTTTAATTGGACGATCTGGTCAATTAGCAACAGGTCAACAATGGAGTGGTTTTAATAGAAATTTTCCAGTAAGAACGTCAACAGCTTATGGATTAGGTACAGGTAATCAATTTGGATTAGATTACACTTCTAACTCTGGGTTTACTTTTACATTTGATAAAACACAAAATAATTATTTAATTTTTGCAATTAGCTCTGTCAATGTAAATGACGGTGGTACTTGGATTAACTCTAAAGCTGATTTATATGTTTAATATAGAAAAAACAGAAAATGGATTTATTCTAAATGATATGGAATATATTCTAATCACAGAAGAAGAAATAATTTCAGAAACTCAATGCAACTTTGATACAGATAAAGGAATTATTTTACTTGACCTATCGTGTACAATTAACGGTGTGCACTTTACAGATATAAATTTATTTGTTCAATCCCTTAAAGGAGAATAATAACTAATGACCTTACTAGAACTAACTCAGACATTAACAGCCAGACCATGGTTCTTAAAGAAAGGACCTGGTTTAGTAGCTAGAAAATTTAAGGTTAGTTTGCAAGATGCTGCTGCAGCATTAAAGATTGTAAGAGCAAAACAAAGAGAGATTAACAGAAAGGTCGTAAAAGTTGAAACACTTACTAACGATTCTGACAATGTTATCACAGAGTTTGAACAGTATTTAGATAAAAACGGGATTGATCACTCAATGGTCAATTCCGTTAAATACTGGCAAAACATGAAAGGAGAACAACGGTTCTCTGTAGTTACCAAAAATGAAAGAACGGCAGAAGATATTCAAAAAGAGATTGAAGAATTTGCAGCCAGCTACAGCCCTAGAACTAGAGTGATTACTAAGGGTAGAGGAGTTGACTACAAAATGAAGTCTACTTTAGAGATTTCTCTTCCTGATATTCACTATGGAAAGTTAACGGATATTACCCTAGAAGAAATGGAGAAACAATTCCTTGATACAATTGAGGACTTGGTTAACAAAGGAAGAGGGTTAAATATCGAGAAGATTCTTCTCCCAATCGGAAACGATGGGATGAATACAGATGGAATGAGGATGGCTACAACAAAGGGTACCCCTCAGCATGATGTAATCGGATGGAAAGAATCATTTAAAGGATACTGGACTCTAATAGTTAGAGCAGTAGATTTCTTGAAAAGTGTGGCTCCAGTTGATATCATTGTTGTATCGGGGAACCATGACTACGAGAGAATGTTTTATGCTGGGGATGTCCTAGCAGGGTGGTACCGAAATGACCCAAATGTTACTGTAGATAACTCTACAATGCCAAGAAAGTATTACAAGTACGGGAAAAACATGATAATGTTTACCCACGGAGATAATGAAAAACCTGCTGATATGCCACTAATAATGGCTACTGAGCAACCGGAAATGTTTGCAACAACTGAGTTTAGAGAAGCTCATTGTGGACATTACCATAAAGAACAGGTAAATGAATACCGAGGTGTTAAGGTGAGATTTCTCCCTTCAATATGTGCATTAGATGAGTGGCATAAGAAGATGGGATATCAATCACTCAGGGCAGCTCAGGCATTCATTTGGAATCACGACGAAGGACTTGAAGGATACTTACAAAGCAATGTTAGATAAAATACAGAAAGATGACTTTAGATGAAATTTCATTTAACCTTTTAAATCTATTTAGAGGTGGACGCAGCTCACAGGATGAGGTAATATCCTTGAGCCAAATCAAATTTAACGTTAAGCACTATCGTGCTGTATTTATACGTAGAGACTATGCAAGAAATGGTCTAGTAACTCGTCACTTAGAACAAGACTTAAAGTGTGTTAAACTA